CTTGTACTGTTAGGTTGCCAGTAACGGTTAGGTCTCGGCCTATTGTTACGTCATTTGGGAGGCCGATTGTTACTGCACCGGCAGAAGCTGAAACTTCAACTTCATTCACTGTGCCAGTCAAAGATGTTACTGCATTTGAGGAAAGATCGCTTACCTGCGAGGCAAGAATTGAAATTGCTGCGTTAGAGGCTGATGTTAAGCGACCTTGAGCGTCAACATTAAATGTTGCTACAGATCCAGCTGAGCCATAGGTCCCTGCTGCAACAGTTGTGTTGGCAAGGTCTAATGTTACTCCGCCGCTTGAACCACCACCGCTAAGACCCACACCTGCTGTCACTGATTCAATATCACCAGCGTCGTTGGTAAAGCTAATAACACCTGTTGTAGAATTGTATGCCAAGTCTCCAGCAACGCTAATTGCGCCTCTTGTGTTTGCAGTAAAGTCACTGACTTGTGAGGCAAGGATAGAGATAGATGCGTTTGATGCTGACGTTAAACGGCCTTGAGCATCAACGTTGAATGTTGCGACTGTTGCAGCTGAACCATAGGTCCCAGCTGTGACAGCTGTATTGTCAAGGTCAACCGTTACGACTGCAACACCAGCGGCGTCTGCGACTGTTGCACTAAGGCCAGTTCCACCTGAAATCTTGAGGGTGTCAACATTGGTGTTGCCAGCTGTTACAGTTTGGCTTGTGCCACTGTCAGCTGTAACTTCAAATGACTTTTGTGCGCTTGCTGCAACTGTGTTTGCATGCGAGACGGCATTATTATATGCAGTTGCTGCTGCGCCATAGGCATCGTAGGTATTGGATGTGACTTCAATTGTTGGATTTGCGCCCTCGCCACCAGCATTTGTTATTGTGATTCCTGTGCCAGCTGTTACGTTAGCTACATAATCACCAACAGTGTCTGTCGAAAGATTTACTGGATCATTAATCCAAGAAGATCCATTGTAACGGAGGAAGTCCCCGTTGGCAACATTAGATATTGCAACATCGCCTAGATCGTCGATTGAGTTAATAGTTATTGTTGAGCCAGCTACAGCTGAATAAACATTGACTTTAACTGAATTATTGGCTACTGCTGCAGAAAAATCAAGTGTTACTTTTCCTGTAGTAGTTGCTTCCCAACGAACATCTATGACTTCATAAGGGCTTGCAGCGTTGCGAGCAACTACGACTACATCTCTGGTGCCTAAGTTGTGAGTTATTTCATAAGTGCTACTGGTTCCGTCTCCAATTGTTTCAGAGTGCGTTGTTCCAGCTAATCCAGTATCAGAACCAGGAGCAAATTTAGTTCCATCAAACTTTAATACTTGGTTAGTTGTTGCACCGTTTGTATCGACCTCAATGCCATTAACAAAAAGAGTGGTTACATTTGCCTGAGTTGTTTGGATTGTTGAGGGAAGAGAAAGGGTATAAACACCGCTTGTTGCATTAGCTGAAACTGCTACTTGATTTGCTGTTCCAACAACGTTGGAAATAAGGTTGACTCCGGATTATGGCATTTGCGCTGCTATTTTTATAAAAAAGTTTACCGTCAGCTACGTTAATTGCCAGTTCGCCAAGCGCAAGATTTTCTGGTGAATTGTTTGCTTCGTCTGATCTCTTGAGCAAGAGTGTATTATTTACAGCAAATATGGAGCCACTAAAAGGCATTTTTTTCTCCTCGTTAAATTAAGTTATAAACCATTAATTATAGTAATATTTTAATAGGTATAATAACAATCGCTTTTATAGTTTATATCTTTTTTTTATAAAAGTCAAGCTATCCGACTACCACTACGGTGAAGGCATTAGCGGGGATATTTGCCGAAAAAGTAACTTCTATATAGTTTACTGTAGTCCTTTTTACTGAAACTTCGACAGTTTCAAAAGTCACATTATCGTATACTTGCGCAGTAACACTTCTAGTGCCCAAGTTATGATTAACAATAGCGGTGTTAGATAAGCCATTCCCTATAACTTGAGTATATTTAGTAGTGGTACCATCTGCTACCGAGTCTTGATCTGCTATAAATTTAGTTCCGTTAAATTTTAATACTTGACCAGATGCTGCTCCAAATGGATCAATGCCTATTCCGCTAATCGTAAGTGTATTAGCTGAGATTGATTCAAAGCTTGGAGTAGCTGAAGTTGCTACTGAGATATTGCCGGCTAAACCTGGACCAAAATTATTATTCGTAACAATTATATTGTTTCCAGCAACTACGTCTTCAACGTACTGAAATGTAAGAGATATGTGATTTGCGTCAATTGATGCTGGAGCAACCGATATAGTGGGAGTGGCTCCCTCTCCACCAGTATTGGAAATGTCTATTGCGTCACCAGCAACTATATTTGCAATATAATCACCAATAGTGTCGGTACTCAGGTTTACAGCATCGTTGACCCAGACTGATCCGTTAAATCTTAAAAAATCTCCATTTGTAGAACTATTTAAAGTTACGTCTGATAGGTCATTGATTGAGGCTGTCGACAAAGCTACTGTATGATCGTGTAAATCGTGCCTGTCGGTATTTAAATATTGAGCGTGATCGTCATCAGAAAGACCCGTCATTGATCCGTGATCAGAAACTGGCGTAGTTGGTATACCTTGATCGGAAGAAATAACTCTTCTAAGATCTATTACTCCTTGAATTGTTGCGTGAGGTGTATTGGCGTATGCGTTTGCTGTTTGATAAATTACCTTGTATAAAGGCCTAAATTCAAATACTGGAAAACCATCAAGATTCAAATCTTCCCAAACTGCTGATTCTGCGTCTCCTATTGTTAGATACACTTCTTGCCCAAGAACACCAAGCACTGGTTCATTGAGGTTGTTGGTTGCGACAATCCAAGTTATACCCCATTTGTTATTGTCTATGTCTACAGTTGACCATGTTCCGCCGTTAAGTCTGTTATATTGAACTCTGGCTGTTCCCTGTTTCATTGGAAACTGTGTTGCTGTATCTTTTTTCCAATGTGTATTTAAGTGATAAAAAATCGGAATGTAAGCGTTTGCCTGCAATCTTTGTTCCCATGTATTTGCAGTTGGGGTTGCCGAATGAGTAATGTCAACCTGTAAGTCTTCATCGAAAAATGTTCCATTCGCAATGCTTATGACTGCGTGTGCATCAATCGATCCATCGCCAGTAGTTGTGTAGCCATTTGCGCCAAAACCGCTAGCTATAACTGCTCCACGAGTTCTATGAAGATACTCGTGCGTAGCCCAATCTAGTGTTACTCCGTGTCTTTCGTCGGCAACGAAGTAGGCTTTGTCGTCATTTTGATTCCAATAAATGTACGCAGTTGGGGTATCGTTTTCCCAATCAAAATAAGTTGTTTTATAAGATAAGACTCCAGTATTGCTAAAATAAATATAATATAAACCTGAAGTATCTGGTATTGATATTGTTTCAGTTGTAGTTTTTACGTGCCTAATACCTTTGCACCAAACCGTATAACTTCCTGATACAGGGGCTATTGAAAACTCTCTGCTGCCTTCATTGAAAGAAATTGCACTTTGCGCTTTGTTTTCATGCCCTATTGGCTCAGAACTGGGCATTACATTATTTACCCATGCGCTTCCATTGTATTGTAGAAGCTGACCATTTTGAGCTGACGAAATAACAACGTCCGCAAGTTCGTCAATGTTGTGCGTTGATATGCTCGAAACATTTCCGGTAATGTTTCCTACGAAATTTGCAGTAACAGTATTAAAACTTACGTTGGCATTAGCTGATACGTCTTGACCAATTGATATTGTCGGAGTTGATCCTTCGCCAGAATTATTTGAGAGAAATACTCCTGTTCCAGAAACAAGAGATTGTACATAATTACCAACTGTATCTGTACTCAAATTTACCGGATCATTTATCCAAGTATTTCCATTATATCTTAAAAAGTCACCATTTGCTGCTGTTGAAACATTTACATCAAATAAATTATCCAATGTTCTGGAATCTACATAAGCTACCGCATTTGAATATGTATTGGCTGATATTGAATTTGCATAGGATACTGCGTTTGCATAGGCAGTATTTGCTGAACCATAGGAGTCAAAAGTATTAGCTGTTACAGAGATAGTTGGGTTGGCATTTTCTCCACCGGCATTAGCTATTGTTATTGCTGCTCCAGCGGTTATATTTGCTACATAATCACCAATTGTATCTGTACTTAAGTTAACTGGATCATTTATCCAAACAGATCCATTGTAGCGAAGAAAATCTCCAGAAGCCGAGTTGGATAACACAACATCGGCTAGGTCATTTATTGATCCAGATTCTAGCGTACCAATATTATAGTAATTAATGCCATCATTGGTAAATTGCCAATTTTCCGTAGACTCATTCCATATAATTTGAACATTGGCTACATTTCCTCTATTTATTTCAATTCCAGCATTTACTGTTGGTGTTCCAGTAACATTTGAATTTAATACAATAATATTGTCTTCGACAAGAAGAGTTTGAGTATTTAGAGTTACTGTATTCCCACTTACGGTAAAATCTCCAGAAACAACGAAATCTCCGCCAACTTCAAGACTGTCTTCAGTTGCTATTAAATTAGCTGATTCTTGCAGAAGATTTAAAGATGTATTTACTAATTGATCTGTTCTGGTTTTATAGTACAGAATTCCGTTAACGGGATCTATTGCAATTTGACCCTGACTTATTGATGGCGTTGACATAAAAACCTTTCTTTATTTATTAGAAAGTTCCACCGTCAATTGTGACTCCGTCAAATGTTGAGAGATTTGTTATAGAACCACCAGTGATACTTACGTTGCTTGCTTGCTGAACTGATATTGTGCCAAGACCTAGCGTCACTCTTGCGTTCGCTGCATCTACGTTTGCTATAAGGCTTCTGCCAAAAGACGTGAAGTTTGCTAAGGCAGCTGTGTTTGCTCCAGTAAAATACGGAAGCTTATCTGCCGCTGAAGTTAGTCCTGCTATTGCAGCTAGCTCTGGATCGTAAGCCTGTACATCTACTCCTATTTCCAAACCAAGATTTACTCTTGCATTTGTAGATGTATTTGCACCTGTTCCACCATGACTTATTGAAATTACCGAAGCATTCCATGTACCGGTTGTGATTGTTCCAACTGAAGTCAGGCTTGAGTTAATTACTCCAGAGCCGAGCGTTGTATTTGATAATACAACTGCACCATTAACCATGTATGCTTTACCAGAAGCAAGATCCATATGCTCGGATGAGGTCCAGGCATCTGTTGAATCTACCCAGTTAAATGTTTTATCTGTTGAGCCCTTAACTGTAATTCCTGCTCCATCAGCTGCTGAATCAGATGGCGATGCAGTATTTGCAAGTAGAATATTTTTATCTTCTACTGCTAATGTTGAAGTGTTAAGTGTTGTCGTATTTCCTTGAACTAACAAGTCACCAGTTACAGTAAGATTATTTGGTATAGTTACGTCATTTGCTAATGAAAATGTAACGTTTCCATTAGATGCAGAAGCGACTATTTGGTTGTTCGTTCCTGCTACTGACAAAACGCCTTCGTTTGTGACAGTAAATGTTCCACCCTCAACTCCAGTATTGGAAACGGAAATACCAGTACCCGCAGATACTGATGCGACGTAATTTCCATTAGTGTGAGTTCCTAGATCAATTGAAACTGCATTTGTTGAAGCTGCTGTTAGTCTGCCTTGTGCATCAACCGTGAAACTTGGAATATGAGTTGCATTACCATAAGATGCTGCGGTAACTGCTGTATTATCCAAGTTAATCGTTACGGCATCCGTTGTAACTACAGATGTAAGACCTGTTCCACCTGATATTGTTAAGGTATCGGAACCTGAAGTTATTGTAGTATTTGAACCTGAATCTCCGGCTACATCAAAAGAAGTTGCAACTGCATTTATATTTGAATTAACATTTGCGATTAGTTGATCAACATAAAGTTTTGTTGTTGCATGTGTATTTGCAGATGGAGCTGGAACTGCAATTATTCCAGTAAAAGTTTTATCTCCAGAAATTGTTTGGTTGCTTGTTAGAGTTGCGAATGCTCCTGAGCCAGCAATTGGGATAACGGTAGTTGCTGTCCCTCCTGCGCCACCTGTTCCTTTTCCATAATAAAGAACGTCACCTACTTCGTTAAAGGCTAGCTCTGCATTTTCTAGACTAGATGGTGCGTCGGCTGCGCCAGACGTCCTTCTTTTAATTCTCAGTGTATTTGCCATGTCTAGAAGTTCCCTCCGTCTACTAAATTTTCTTCATCATAGTTAACCCAAGCTGTGCCGTTATAGCGCAAGACTTGACCATTTGCTACCGAATTTATAGTAACATCGGTTAAACCATTTAATACTGATTGATTTAAAATATCGCTTTCTGCGGCGGCTATTCTATCCTTAACTGTTAAATGAGTGCCAGCTGGATTAATCCCAAGAACTGTTTGTATAGCCTCTAAGGCGTCGTTTGCATTAGCGTGTTGTAGGTGATGGGGAACAGTAGTGGAATTTAAGGTGTCACTTGCCGTGGGGTTGATAAGATTATCTAAAGCTGCTGGATACTGTGAAGGCATTTTTTTCCTATAGTGAAAGAATTTTTGATTCGCCGTCGTTCCAAAATATAGTAACGGAACTGACTGTATTTAAACCCGCAAATGGTAAACCATCTGACGTATCGATGTAAAATATTAACCTTGCTTCTGAATCTGATGGTTTATACTGATAAAGAGCAATCGCTTCAAATGCCGAACCATCATAACCGGTAATAGTTACGTTATCTGCGTCGAATATTCCATTAGAGCTACTTTTATTAGAAATGGCTTCAGATCTTCTCACTATTGCATTTGCTGGAATTTGATTAACAAATTCATCCGTATTTTGATTTGGTGTATACTCAGAAGTTTTCAATAAAAGAACTTTTAATTCATCATTTATTGTGTCAATATCGCCATTTAAAAAAGCCTCTTTTGCTTTTTTGTAAACAAAATTAGCCATTATATTCCGATATCCTTAGATATCTTTATTCTATATTTGTAACCTTTTTCAAAATAATCTTTTCCAGAAGTAAAATAAGATGGAGTTGCGTCCTCCAATGACGGAAAATCTACATATACTTCTGGTTTCCAGGAATGCATTTTTACTTCTGCGGTTACCGTTTCCCAACGAGAGGGAGCTTTTTGTATTTTCTTTCTTTGACAAGTAAAGTATTTGTTTGAAAGAAAGTTTGAAGCTGGTCTTTCGTTAAAGACTATTATTACTCTGCCATCATTGTAGTCGTTGGCCAGATAAAACTCTCCATCAGCTGGAATTGTTTCTTCAATGTAGAAGTTAGGATTCTTTGCTATTATTGAGTAACTAATATCAATATCTGGTTTGATTGATTTGTCTTCGATCAAAACCGGAACTAAACCTGGATCATTAACCTCAGTTGAATCAGGCGTTGCTCCACAATTAGCCCATGTAAATTCAATTTCTTCTGTGGCAACTATATTTCCAGAAGCATCAATTAAATTTTCTACTACTATGCAGTAGTCTGTATTTTCATCTAACTCTGTTGTTCTCCAATATAGAGTTAGTATTCTTGAGATTTGATTATAATCTTTTATTGAATTAATTGTTTCAAATGGAGCAGTCACCTGTGTTGGCGTTGCTCCAGCTACAACTACTTTAAAGTTTTCATTTTTTAATGAAGATATTTTTACTGTTCGACCAAATTTAATAGCAACTGAGTAACATCCGACAGTAGCTTGGTCAATAAGATATAACGCCACTTAGAATCTCCAAATCATCAACTAAAAATAATAGTAATCACTTGTCCCTAAATACTAAAACGGAGGGCGGAGATTTCTCTCACGCCCTCCGTCTAGGGTTGTAACTATAACTAACCTAAGGTTAGATTGTCACGTTATTTGTGACCTCAACCTCGTAGTTACGAGTTAGTCTGACGTTCTTGGCAACTGTTATGCCTTCACCGTCACCGAGCATTACGATGTCGTAGCGCTCCTTCATCTTCATTGAACGGATGTCACGACTTGGATCATCAAACTGATCTGTTGTCATGTCTTCCTTGACGAGGAGAGTACCGACTTCGTTGCGGTCAATGAGGAAGAGGTCCGACTTGGCAGCAGTTGCACCGCTCTTAGCTGTGAAGCTAACGAATGGTGAGACAATAACGTTGAGGCCCATTGGGGCTGTAGCGTTAAGAGCGCCTTCTGCTGACTGTGGACGGTAACCCCAGCTTGTATTGACTGCAGCTGCGGAACCACTGTGGAAGATGCTATCCTTAAGGAAGATCGACCACATTAGTGGGTGAAGGATGAAGTCTGTTGGAACATGGTTCTCAGCCATAAGAACGGCTGCCATGTCAACGATGTCATCCCAGGTAATGGTTAGGTTGGCTGCGCCATCAATTCCACGACCTGTTGTATCGGCATAACCTGCATCGTCGTTATCAAAGACGATTGTTGCAGCGTCCTTGAAACGGCTTAGTGCGATCTGCTCTTTGAGGCGAGCCATTGCACGGCCAGCGGCGCGGACGTGGAGGCCTACGATATCCCAAAGTGAGTCAGCAATTACTTCCTCTGTGAAAGCTAGCTTGACACCCTTCTTGGAGACCTTTCCTTCCACCTGCTTGGCAAATGCGAGGGCTTGCTCTGGGTATTCTTGTCCTTCTGGAATCTCGGCAGCTTGGATTGCATTAACTGCTGGGAACTCCAAAGAACGCCCTTTACCAAGGCGAACTGTGGAAAGGAGAGGCGTCACCAACAATTGTGGTTCTGCAGCTTCCTTCAAGGTACGAGAGATAACTTTTGGAAACAACGCTGCGGCATCGGATGATGCAAAAGCTTCTTTAATTGTTACCCTGTTTTCTCCGTCGATGTACCCGTCCTCAGATAATGCAGCTTCCCAAGCTGGGAGCCCAGAGAGGAGTTCTTGGATTGTCTTACTCATCTTAGGATTTTCCTCCTGTTATCTTTCTTTATAGGGTCAAATTGACGCGGAATGCGCCAATGACATTGTTGACGTCCAGGTTAGCGCGGATACCGAGCTTACCACTGTAAGCACCTGAGCGTGTGAGCTCAAATACTGTCTTTAGTGCACCTGGATCTGATGGCAACTGCATGTAGGAGAGGAGACCGTCATCAAAGTTTGTAGCAAACTTCTCGACCTCAACTACCTTACCTACCTGCAACCATGGGTAGCTGCCTGCGTCGGCCTTTGAAAGAGCGACTGGGCGGCCCATGTGGTCTGCCTTAATTAGTGAGCCAACTGTTACGTCAGCATTTACGCCATCAACCATTGGGTACTCAACGTAGCCGTGGGTGATGAAGCCTGCACCCTGTGATGTGCCCTTATCGAATGGACGATAGAGGTCATACTGTGCGCAGCCTACTGGAATTGATCTTACTTCAACCTGAATTGTGTCGGTTGAACCAGATGTTGAGCTTGGTGTGGCGCCATCTAGTGGATCCCAACCGCTCATTGTATCGCCCCAAGTTACTGCTGAGCCTGAACCATTTGCTGGAACTACTCTTGCATCACCGTTGGCGTCTGCGACTACTGAAAGAATTGTTCCCTTTGTAAGAACAATCTCAAAGCGGTCATCTTCTGAATCGTAGTACCATGTTGGCAAGCCTGGGTGTGGAAGTAGGTAAGCTGCTGGAGCAATGCCCTCAGAAACTACGAAACGACCGGCACCTGTCTTGGCATGTACCTTACGAAATTTTGCTAAACTCATTTTTTATCTCCTTATTAGATTATTAGAGTTTACGTCTACCCATTAGGGCATCTACGAAAAGCTGCTCAAAGGTTTCTTCACCTTTTACTTCTTTTTCTTCTTGCTTTTCATCAACTGTAACAACGTTTTGTTCTTCTGCTACAGCCAATTCTGATTCCATTGTTGGAACTTCAAATGCCTTTGTCTTTTTCTCAGGAAGTTTTGCGAGATCTCTCAAGCTATCAGCCAAAGAAGATGCTGTTCTTGTAGCATGATCTTCAACTAGCTTGTCTCTGTCACCTGCTGATTCAAGTCCAAGGGCAATCTTGGTGTCAACAACTCTTTCTGCAAGAGTCTTGTGAAGTGCTGCCTTTAGGCGAGCATTTTCTTCCTGCAAAGACTTGATCAAATTTTGACTTTCGTCATCTCCTTGCTCAGAGCCCTTATTTTCTTGGGCGGTGAGGTCATCGGACTTGATCTCCTCTTTCTCAGGATTTTGCGCATCAGCTTTTTCCTCTGATGCTTCTGCTGACTCTTCGGCTTTTTCAGAATCAACAGCTTCTTCAGCTTGTTCTTCCGCTTTCTCCGAATCATCACCAGAAATCTCTTCCTGCTTTTGTTCTTCAGCAGGTTGTTCAATCTTTTCTTCAACAGGCTTTTCGTCTGCTGGCTTTTCCTCTACTGCGTCCGTAGTGGCGGCAGCAATCGTAGAAAGGTCCTGGCTTAGCTCTTCTGCTACAGCCAAAATGTCTTCCTTTACCTGAACATCTTCCATGCTTGTATTCTCCTCAGATGTTGTTTGATTTGAATCTTTATTAGAT